ATTATTACAGATGTAATTGAAAATGGCTTAGGATCATTGCCTACTAAAACAGGCGGACAAGGACGCGAAACAAACATTCCTGCTCCAGAGATTTCAGTACACATTGAATCAGGATTGTACGAAGAATATATGCCTATCACATTACCAGACAACGTATCTGTCAAGGGTGATGAATTTAGACGTGTAATTATCCAACCAGTTGTTGGTGTTCGTCCTCCGCAACGTGCATTAGACTTAAAGTTTGAAAGAGGTGACCTAGAACGTTATGATGGCACTTCAATACCACAAGCCGCACGTTTTAGAAATCACTATGACTCGCAGTATTCAAGAGCAGACAGCGGCGGTGGTTTAAACGTTACAGGTTCTGGTACAGTTAGATTAAAAGACCTAGCATACAAACCAGTTAACGGACAATATTTTGTACACAGTGGAACAACATATTACATTAAGAATATGACCTTTGATCCGCTAGGTGTTGGAGATAACAGTGTTTGTGATGCTGAACTTTACAGCGACATTAACTTAACTACAACAACATCTCTATTAGCGGACATACCAAATAACACTACAGTTGAGTTGAAGAAACTTAACCAGCACATGGATATATTCTTGTGTAACAACGCAACTATTATGCGTAATGTTAGTGTTAGACGTCATCAAGGCTTTGCTATGGTGCTCGACCCAGAAGGTCAAATTTTAACTAAATCACCATACGCACAAACTTGTTCTTCATTCTCATCACAGGGTGGTGGTGGACAGTTTGTTGACGGTAACTCAGGTGTACAATATGGTAGTGTAGTTGACAATCCAGCAACTGGCTTTACAATGACACTTGAAGGGTTAACTAGAAAGATTCAGTTACCTACTACATTCTTATATCAAGGTTCACATCCAAGCGACACAGATAAGAAAACATATCGTATCATTGGTGCTACATCGCCAGTAGATGATGGTAGTGGTAATGGAACATTTAAACAAACTGTTACACTTGCAAGTGATACAGAAATTGCACTAGATACACGTTCACTAAACAACGGAACTATTCCGCAAGGTACAACACTACGTATTGAAACTGCTGGTAACAAGTCTATGACTTGTAACGACTATACACAATTAAACAACGAAGGCTTTGGTCTTGTTGCTACAAACGCAGGTTTGATTGAGGCTGTGTCAGTATTCACATACTATTGTGATGTTTCATACTTGGCTAGAAACGGTGGTCAAATTAGATCACTAAACGGATCAAGTTGTTATGGTCGTGTTGGTTTACAAGCAGAAGGTTCAGATCCAAACGAAAATATTCAAAGTGGTGATTTGTTCTTTAGACATCTAAATGCTACTGCTACTGGTTCACCCGATGTTGACTTTACACAAGAAGTTACATCACACAACCCAAGTACTGGTGCAAACTTAACAGGTGACACTACTTTACAAATTAGAGATTTTGATTACTTACCATTGCCTGATAGTAGAATTACACTAACAAAATTTGCTACTAACAACGACTCAACAGAATATGTAGTTGAAGAAATTACATTGCCAAGTGTTGGTGTTACAAATATGACAAATGCTAACCCAGGTGTATTTACAACTTCACCAAATCACTATATGAGAAATGGTGCTGTTGTACAAATTGACGGCTTTGACGACAATGGTACTACTGGCTTAGATGGTTGGTACTATATGGAAGTGCTTTCAGCAACAACATTTAGACTACACACAAATAGCAGTTTAAGTGCGGCAGTTGATACAACTTCGGTTGGTACTTACACAGGTAGTGGCGGTAGTGCAATTGGTGGTGGTAGAGCAGACCTTACACTAGGACAAGCAATATCAATCGGCGGCGGCGTAGAAATTGCCGATGGTGAAAGAATTCTACTTACTGCTGGTAAGAAAGCATACGTACGAGGACTTATCGATACTCCACGAGTACTACCAAGTTCTGCAATGCAATTTGCTACAGGCGATCAACAGGTATTCCGTATTCTAAACATTGAACGTGATAACTTTGATGAGCCGGGCGGCGCAGTTGACCTACAAGAACAACTATACGATTTACGTATTCCAACAGATAGAACTGCTGGTGATACAATTAAAGTTACTACTAAAATCTCAACTATGAGAGCAACAGGACACGACTTCCTAAACGTTGGTTGGGGTAACTATATTGATTCTAACTATCCAAACAACGTGTTTGGTGCTCCAGTTGGTAGGCCAGATTACTCAGTAGACCAAGCAAGTGAAGCAGTTGAAGTAGGTGCTGGTAGAGTATTCTACGCAAGTACAGACCAAGATGGTAACTTCCGTGTTGGTAGATACTTCCGTGTTAACCAAGGCGACGGTTCTGTTGAACTTAATGCTAACATTGGTTTAACAAACGTTGACAGTTTAGGCTTTACTAAAGGTACAACAATTAACGAGTTTTCAACTGATGATAAATTCCAAGGCCAGTCAGACGATGCTGTTCCAACAGAAGCATCAATTGGAACATACATTAACTCAGTAGTAGTTGGTAGACACGAAGATGGTACTGCGGTAACTCCGTTTACTGCTAACGGTTCACAAGCAACTACAACAACAGGTGGTTTGCTTAACAGAGATGGTTACGATGTAACTACACGTTCTTGGAACAAAATGCAAGGTGAGTTCAATATGAACTCAAACTTGATTACTAACATTTCAATGGTAGGTGCTACTGCTGATGACGGTGTTAACAAGAACTATGCAGACAATGTGTTCCGCGGAGCAACTACAGACTCAATTAGAACAGAAGTTAAAACATTTGAAATGTTAAATGATAGTACACTGAATGCAGGTGCTATCTATATGAACAACAACCAAGTTAAAGGGTTGATGGAACCAACAGACGATAACGATGCTGTTACTAAATCCTATGTTGATAGAACAAACACACTAGGCGGACTAACAGACGTTACAATTACTGGTACGCCAAACGACACAGACTTGTTAATGTTTACAGGTGTTAATCAAGAAGATCAATACGTAGACTATACAAATAGTGTTAATGTTGCTCTTGATACTAGTGTAAACGGTACAGCAGGTGCAAGAATATTTGGTGAACCAACAGGCACTGGTTCTGATGTTAGATTAACACGTACAGGTAACACACTAAACATTCAACTTGCTACAGGTTCTATTAAAAATGCAGATGTAAGTGCTGAAGCAGATATCGAGCAAAGTAAACTAGCAATGAACTTTGCTACTACACGAGCAAGTGCTAATGCAGGTGGTAGAGCAATTGGTTCAGTTGCTCTAAACAATCCAATGAGAATTGGTACTAGTGGCGACCATGATTTAATTAACGGTGATAGAATTACTATTAACAATGTTAGTGGTACTTCACAACTTAACGGTAACAGTTACTATGTAAGTATTATTAGTTCAAGTACATTTGACATCTACTTAGATTCGGATTTATCAACTCCTGTAAACGGTACTACAGGATTTAGTCCATACACAAGTGGTGGTTACATTTACAATGATAGATTACTACAAGAGTCAAGTGGTTTATCAAGTTTTGACAGTTTAGAATTTAGTATTACTAACGGTTGGGTAACTCACAAACAATCAACAGGTACTACAGACGGTACACCATTAACTAAACTTAGACACCAGTCTGGTAATACAATGCTTGGTGTTAGTGGTGCAAGTGCTGGTGCTGTTACAGCATTGACTCCAAGTCAAATTAGAACACTTATTGACTTTGATAATTCAGTTGAAACATATATTACTTCAACTATCATAGACAACAATGGCGGTTTGCTAAAAGCAGGTGGTACAATGACTGGTACACTTACTACAAGAAACCAGTTACCAAGTGCAAACAATACATATGATATTGGTACTGCAAGTTACACATATAATGATATCTACGGTACAAACTTTATTGGTACAAAAGGTCAAGGTATTAATTTATACAGTTCAGACGGTAATACACTAATCCTTAACAACACTGGCGTACAAGGTACTTCAAGATTCTATGGTAGTGCTGACACACTAACAACT